CTTCGACCACGATCAAAGACTGGCTTTGAATCATTTTCTTGCATCACAGCATCTTGGGCTTTCTGTTCAAGATCGTATAGTTTCATCTTTGCGCGATCAACTCCAATTGTGAACCTTTTATGAAGATTCGGATCGTTATAACGATTCTTCAACTGCTTCACAAGCAACTGATTCAATTGCTGCAGTTCTTCAGTACTAACAAGAGCGAACATAAAGTCAGCAGTAGCAGGGAGACCAAAACTCTCCGAAGTGTCTTCCAGCCCAGGATCAGAGTTACTAAATCCTGAGCGAGTTGTCTGAGTAGCTGAAACAATAGGTACGTTGTTCTCAACCGCGAGTCCACGAAGTTCCTCAGCGATCGCTTTGATATAGGTATACGAATTGACATTCGCACCTGCCTTGATTCTAGCCGACGCACAAATATTTAGATAGTCAATGAAAATTATATCTGGACGAAAGTTCTTCTTCAGTGCAAGATCGTTAATCAATGCGCGGAAGTGAGCAGGATTCGCAGAAGCAGTTGGATATTCCTTGATGATCAACTTACCTTTAACGGAAGTCTTGAGTTTACCCATGCGCTTTTCATACATGTCTTTCGGCATGTTCATTAGATCATCAAGAGAGACGTTGAGAAGATTCGCGTCAATACGTTCGGCGATCTTTTCCTCAGCCATTTCTAGAGTAATGTATAGAACATTGTAGTTTTGAACCAAGCAACTAGCAGCCACATGGCACATAAACAGAGACTTGCCGACGCCAGTACCTGCAAGAGCAATGTTAAGGGTCTTTTGCGGCAATCCTCCTTTAGTGATCTTGTTGAAATACTCAAGATCGAAGGGGATTCTTTTCTCGATACGATGATAGAAATCATACCGATCAGCGTAATTATCCAAAAAGTCGTGACCAATATGAGGATCGAAACTAACCCCCAGAGCATCAGACAAAAGAGTAGGAATGCTTCCTTTGCCCCTCGCTTGATCTTTGCCATCAAGTATCTGAATGCTGTCCATGATAGCATTATAGATTGCTTTTTCTTGGCAAAACTTTTCTGTAGTGTCAAGAAGCCACTCGAGTTTTTGCTCTGATTTGTCATTCGAGATTTCCTTTAGAAGTTCGAGTGACTTATTTAACTCAACTTCAGTGAGTTTGGTAGACTCTTTTAAAGAGATCTCCAGTGCTGCATTTGGGGGCAGACTATTATACTTTAGGATGAACTCCTTTATTTCCTCGAATACTTTTCTTTCGTGACTTTCGGTTAGATACTCTTTCTTCAGAAAGGGCAGAGTCTTCCTCATGAAAGACTCGTTCCGCATCAGATTCGACAAGATCAGTGTTTCTGTTTTCATTTCCTTCCTTCATCGCATTGTCAATTGCACTCAGAAGTATACTACGCATCACGTTAGAAGTAAATCGTTGAAACGATTTGCTCTTGGTGTCTACGTTGTTTACATTCGAGATGATATCATAATCAAAATTCATCAAACCTTCATCAGTAACTTTGACGTCGGTGAACTCAACAATCACACCATCATATTTGCCCAAGAATTTGACAGCAAAACTTCCAGGTGGACCATTAAGGTCCACGAAGAAGGTGTATTGCTTTTCAACTTTGAAAAATTTCTTGACGTACCAAAATTCTGCTTTAGCAATTAGATCCTCAAACATCATCATCCTCGTCTACTTCAGATGAAAGATTACCAGCAACAGCAGAACTGAACTGATAATTCTTACGAATCCATTCTTTAAATCCATCATCGCCAAGAATACTATCCCAGAATTCAGGACATTCAGTATCAGCCAAACGCCACTTCTTGGCTTCAACCTCGCCAGTAGCAGTATTCACTTTTGCATACCAGCCTACATTTGGCTTCGTAACATGACCAGACTCAAGTGCCATGTCAAGTAAACCACTGTAACGAGAAATACCACCATCGAAGCGAACAGTGACTGGGATACGAGCCTTTTCTCTGACATAACGAGACTTCTCAACATTGATAATAAAGTTATAGCCAATCAAATCAGTACCTTCTTTTTCTTGCTGACGACCAAGGATGTAAATGTTATCAGCAGAATAATAGGAACCTGTTCCGCCACCGACAATATCCTTGGGATACAAACCTATTTCTTTATAGGTGTGATTTACAACCACCATCGGAATGTCCTTCAGTGTAAGGTGTGGTGTCACCATACGGAACAGGGATTTAATTTGCTTTGCGCGGCTCATGTCAGCGACTGACTTGCCATCCAACGCATCCTCAACTTCTTTCTTCGAAGCCAAGTTACCAATTGAGTCAATGACGATCATTACACGCTCGCCACGCTCAATCTGAGTCAACTGTTGCATAATATCAAACTTCAATTGTTCAACGTCCGTGATTGGAGTATGAACAACGCGATCGGTATCAATACCAAACGAAGTGAAATAGTTTTGTGGAGTACCAAACTCTGAGTCATAGAACAAAACAACAGAATCAGGATACTTGTCTTGATATGCCTTTGCCATCAAGAGACTGAATGCAGTCTTGAAGTGCTTCGATGGACCAGCCCACATCGTAAGTCCAGGAGTAAAACCACCATCAAGATCGCCAGAGAATGCGACGTTCACCACAGGAATCTTGGTTTGTACCATATCCTTGGCGGCAAAGAACTTGGACTTTGCAAGAATGGCAGTATCTTTAATCGTCGTGTTTTTCTTTAACTTTTCGAGTAGACTCATTTTTGTTCACCTTATCAGTATGAGAAATTCCAAAATCATCGCGCATCATGAAGTTGTAGATGCCCTTTGCATCACTATTATACCCCACTTCTTTCGATTTAGCAACCTTTTTCTTTTTGCTTTGTATCGTGTCAACTTTTTCTATGACATAGTTGGGTTTCTTGGGTTTCAGTTCAACTGGCTTTGGCTCAGGAGAACGTTTGTTGTTCATTTGATTATTATAACTTATATTTGCCGCAATTAAAAGCAAAACAGCCAATGGATCGAATACAAGAACAATCAGAATAATTACAAATCTAACTGCACTATCGAAATAATTTGCTGCTTGTTCTTTTCCATAAATCAATTCGGCAATGTACTTTAATGGACCGACCTTTGCTTCAGACTCGATGTTAGAGCGGCGGAGTGGTACGAGTTGAGTGTTGAGTTCAGAGATTCGAGCATCTGAATTTTCAATTGCAGCATTCAATGAGACTCGTTCTGCCTTCTGTTGATTTCGAATTCTTGCGCCATCTAAAAAAGATTTATCAACAACCGAGTCTAAAGAACTGAGTGATCTCTGAGCATTGTCGATTCTTCTTTGCTCACTCGCAATTTGTTGTTCTAGTCTAGCAATTTCTAAAGAGTTATCAGCAACTCCAATCGATGACTCAAGATGAACCTTTGACAAATAACCAAACGTTCCAAGAGAGGTGATAAACATTAGAATGATTATGGCAAATACAAAGTACCCTTTAATGATCTTGGGCGCGATACTCCAGTTACGATAAAGCCACGAGGCTGCAACCAGTTTAGCGAATTCTAAGGAACCGCCCATCAAAACAATGGGAAGCATTGCACCTGGAAAGATGGCAATCAATCCGATTATTGAATAATATCCAGCCGTTGCTGAAAGCAACAGCCCTGCGAGTAATGTGAGATAGAGCATTTAGTTTACTTCTAGATTGAGCAACTCATATCTTCCAAACACATCATTAAAGATCTTTCGCTCATACTCTATCTGAGGATTTTCGTTGCTGACTGTTGATGACATTTTGGTACAAACCAAACCTTCTTCAATTGTGTAATTAATTTTCTTATGCTTTAAATTCATCAAGAAAATAAACAAGTCACCGAAATAAATTTTAAATTCTTCTGGAATTGTATAGTAACTTTGTTTATGTAGAAACATTGCACTCCCATAAGAGAAATGTGGCATTCCAGAAGTCCGTGTGTTATTTAACACATCTACTGGCTCAAATTCCACGACAGAACCGATGCCCATGGAACACATCTGATCGAATGTTTCAAAAGAGTATCCGCAATAACTCAATTCTGAAAATCCAAGTATCCCCTTATCAGGAGAAAGTTTCCATATGATCTGTGTTAGGCAATTGGGATTTATGAGACAATCATCATTCAGGATGAATAATCCATCATGTTTAGAGACACTCACACCAAGATTCCAAGCAGGATTCACATAAATGTTTTCCTTTTGCGGTAGGTAAACTATCTTCTTTAGATCTAGAATGCTGTGATCAGTCTGTGATATGTCATTGTCAATGACAATAATCTCTCCAATTAAAGGATGTTTATTCAATAAAGGAAACATCTTTTTATAGTGTGGCGCACGCCACATTGTTGGAACTATTACAGAGATCATGATTGATTATCCGTTATCATGTCTTTCATCATCGATGACATCATCGCGTCAATTGGATTATTACTTTCAAATAGTTTTTTATCATTTTCAACAATTTCGTTAAAGAGTTTTGTTGTGCTCTTCATTTTAGTTGCAACAGCACACCCATCTACTTTATAATTTTGTCGCCCATTCAATACGTTTTGATCAAACAAATGCGTATCACCATAATAGATTTTATATTCTTCAGGAATTTTAAAGTATGCGTTTTTATGCATAAACAAACAAATTCCAAATCTATAATGCATGAACGTACACGGCGTCACTCGCATCAATTCCCACGGAGCCAATTGACTTGATATAAAATTTAAATCATCGCTTTTTTCAGAAATTGTTTCTAGAGAAAATCCAATCATACCATTGTCAGGTTTACATTTATCATAAACCATCTCTAAACATTTAATATCAAATAGAACATCATCGCTGTACAAACATATGCTATCGCATGATGAGACTTCAACACCAAGATTCCATGCAGGGTTGACGTAGATGTTTTCCTTTTGAGGAAGATATTTAATCTTCTCGAGTGAAAGAATTTCCTTATCGACATTATCTGGGTTGTTGTCGATAATTATAATCTCACCCACTAACTCGTGAGCAGATAAGATCGGGAGCATCTTTTTATAGAATTCGCCCTTCCATAAAGTGGGCATTACAATACTAATCATCTGATTTTACTTTTAAATTGTTCAATGTGTTGAAGATAATTTTCTCTATTTTCTTTTGTAAAGTCACCATAAGAGGTGTCTACTTTTTTACAATTCGTGGTGACTCCCCACTGGCTATAGAAAAAGCACTTGTTGATATAGTAATTTTTTCTCCCAAGTATTCGTTGACATTCGTATGTCCAAACGTCTCCACCGCTAATCAAAAAATCTTCTGGTATCGGGACATAATTGTCTTTATGAATGAAGAATAATCCACCATTCCCATCCATTTCCGTAATTCCATCCCATCGTTCTTCGCGTATTTTGATATCACCTGTGACCTTTAGAACATCGAGATTTTCTGAAATAGTTCCATACCTTTGGAAATTCATTAATGATGGATGATATCCAAATCCAAGAACTCCAATTTCTTTAGAAACAAACTTGTCCGCTTCTAAAAAAACTTTTAAATCAACCATGACATCGTCGCTCAAAAAGCAAAGATTATCATATTGACTTAACGATGCTCCCAAATTCCACGCAGGATTTACAAAAATGTTTCTATGCATGTTATGCATTTTAATTTTGGGATCTTTCAAAGAATCGTGATTGGGTGTATCTTGAACGTAATTGTTGATGATGACTATTTCACCCACACAATTTAACTGAGTAATGTTTCCAATAAAGTTTAGAAATGGCTCGTAAGCCCACATTGTTGGAACTATAACACTAATCATGAGAAGAAACTATCCAGTGATTCGACCTTTTCAGTCTGCCAATTAATTGACGAAAGAATAATGTCTAGCGGCTCAAGAAATGATTTCTCGAACTGCAGATCATAATCTATGTATTGCTCAGCATCCAACTGCTTGGGAATACCAGACAAGAATGCAAGAGTGTTATTATTGTAGATGTTTGGTTGCTTCAAATAGATGAACTTAATCTTCTCGCCTTCTTGAATTTCTTGGTAACGTTTGTTGAGTTTCATTTCACGCAGCAAGTGATTGTAAACCAAGGCACCCTTGACATGAATTGGTGTTCCCTTCTTGAAGATGTTCGCAGAGTCTGCATATTCTTTTAGACCATTCACAGATCTT